CTGGTAATTAAATAATGAATAAGCATTGGTAGTTCCGTCAAGGAATACACGCTGGTCAAAACCATTTATTTGAATACTTCTACAAGCTTCAGTTGGTTCTACTATTGGTATGTCATCTGGTGGTGTGGGGATTGGGACTATAGGTGTGTCATCACAATCTATAATAGTTCTGTCTAAATCTTCAGTAGGTAGAAGATTGTCATCATGAGCTTTTTGCTCCTGGTAATCACAAAGGTATTTCTTTAGTTTAATTTCATCAATCTCTACATCGCAACAAGGTGTAAGGCCAAATCTTTTTGTTTGAAAATCCTTATATACCAAATTTGCAAATCTTTGCTCTGTATTAATTTTGTGTTCTAAACTAAACATTATATAATCCTTTTATTTGCTTTTTGTATTGCCTGTGTTAAAGTGTCCAGTTTTTTATTTACTACTTTTTTTTTACATTAGAATTCTTTAAGCAGGATTTATGAACTGTCTCTCCTTTTGAATTTCTTGCTTTCTGACAGCCGCAAGTTATTGCCTTTTTGCAATAACTACACAATGAATGGTTTGCCATAATTTTGTTGGTTTTTTATATGCAGGCTCCATATGTGCAGGATATTTTATGTAATCTTTTATAAGCATAATTATATAAATCCATCCCTTTAGATGGACTTCTACAATATTCTACATTTGATATCGCAGCATCAATAAGAAGTTTTATATACTCAAGTTCATTTGTTAGATCTTTTCTTTCGCTATGTGGTTCACAGTCATTTATGTTCATCTCGCATAATACCTGATAATATAAGTTTGTAATATTGGTTACTCTTAAATGATTGTACTCTACATATACTTTATCATTAGGAGACACACTATACCTAAGTACATAAACACCATCTGGTATCATTCCTAAAGTATTTCCACAATCAGCTAACTGCAAGCTTAAATCACAAGCAGTTATATTTATAGAAAACCCTTCTTGTAATTTAAACAAGATGGGAGAGTTGTAACCGGGAGGTGTTATTAATAACTCTGGACAATCAACAGGCAAGTTAGTAGTATATACACTTGTGTCTGTTATAGTTATTAACCCACAATTTGTATTAAGTGGAACCTCTAAACTTAAAATGTGCTTTTCTGCCATAGCTAAAAGGAAAAAGAAAAGGCAAGAAAATTCTCACCTTTTCTAATTATTATTATAATTGATCTACATCTGTATCAAATGTTATTGGATTGCCATACGCAACACATAATGCTGCTATTTGATCAAACAGTAATTCTATTTCACCTTCTGCTCCAGAACCACAAGGAACAAAGAATTCATAAACATATTGATCATTATCAAATGTTCCAGTAGGGTTATTAAGCCTTGGAATACTATGTTGTAGATAATATGTTTTATAAAAAGGATTAGCTGCAACAGCTGCTTTAATAACATCAAATCCTTCAATTTCTCTAATTCTTACAGAATCAGCAGAACCTTGATGATATGGATTTTGAAGATATCTTTCATGTAAAAGAATGTGTCTTATTACAGTGTCTCCATGAGTCTGTGCCATTTGACCTGGAATTGAAGTAACAACACCACAATCATTACATGGATTACCTGTTTCATCAAGAATAGCTCCGGTAATTTGCACAGGTTCCATTTCATAATGATCTCTGGTATCAAATGAACAAGTTCCAAACTGTGTATCAACATATGCACCTTCAAAAGTAACACAGGCAGTAACACCGTCAGCTACAGGATCAATAGAAGGAGTATATCCTCCATTAAGAACCTGAGTGATTGTATAAGTAGCTGTATCAGCAACAGTGGTTATAACCTGAGTTGCATCAGATGCACCACCAACAATAGTAACTGTATCGCCATTAGTATACCCAGAACCTGGAGAATTAATTGTTGCTACTGTAACAACTCCTGCAACAATTGTAATATCTAATGTAAAGCCAGCTCCTGTACCACCAGTAGTAGCAACATTAACAGCTGTTCCAGTTGTTGTTCCATTATCTGCAACATAAGTTGTACCACCCACTAAAGCACCTAATACAGAAGCAGCATCAAGGCCACCTGCGCCAGGGCCACCACTTGTTTTTGAAATTACAATACCACCTGCTGCGGCTTCTTGAACAAATGGGGTGATAATTGGATCAGCTAATACCATTTGAGCGGCAGCCGCTAAAGCCATTGCAGGGTCAAGAAATTCCTGAGTATCTGCACAACAAAGTCCTGGAAGTGGACCTCCGTTTGCAGCAGCATCACCTGAGCTATCACCAATTGCATAAGCATTGTGATTCAGAAAGCGTAATGCAGGAGAACCTTTAACATCAAGTCTTAGAAAAAGATTTTCACCACATGGTGCACAATTAGAAGCAACACAAATCTCAGTCGTTGATGCAGTAGCATTTTGACATACTGAAGACCATAGCCTTGTTATATATCTAGGGTTGATACCTTTTGTCTTAATAGACTCTTGATATCCTCCGTGTGTACCAATTGAATCACTTGGACTGTAGCTACCCTGTGCTAAATAAAACATATTTTTAGCTAAAGTTGCTGGAAAAGAAGTGGGGTCTAAAACTCCCCAAGAGCCATCAGCAGCACCAAGCTGCCCGGCTATTAATGTTTGCGGCAAAATTCCAGGAGTGCCAGCAACATCAGTTACTAAAAAGCTTTTACAAAAAGCATGATTAAAATAAGCCATTTTTTAAAATTTTTAATTACAAAATAAATTACTATACAATATAAAGAATATAATTCTTTTTTCTTTAACTCAGAAATAAAAGTTTATATTTTACTGAATTAATTACATCTTTCACTAAATCAAGTTGATTTGTTATTTCAGAATAAGGCATTATTAATTGCAGCTCTGAAATGGCGTTATATATTTCTCTCATGTATTCTAACGCATGGTCAACATCATTTAAATAAACATAAGGCTTTGGATTACAATGTAATATAGCTTCATTGGCACCTTGAAAACCCTCTGCAATATCATCTGCAAATTTTGGAAAAACTTCATATATCTCTCCCAGTGCTTTATGCTGAGCATATGAACCAGGCCCTGTGACTTTTAAATGCAACTTATGAAAGCTTGTTGCAGCATTCATTAATTCCTGAACTAACATTGCAGTCATCTCATCAACCCTATTAGGCCTTTGCAAAGAATTGCTGTTTTGTTTTTTCAATAATCTTTCCATTATTAATTATTTCTTTCAGCAGATTGCTGCTCTCTTTGCATTTGAATCATGTTTTCTATATCCCCTGCTATTAAAGCTGCTGTCTCATCAATTATAAGTTCAACAATGTCATCTTTAAACTCACAAAGAACATCTGCTGTTGATGTTGTAGCAGTATAAGGATTTAAAACTCCAAGAAATTCAACAAGTCTAGGTTTTCTATAAAATGTCAATACCGGCTCTACAATTGTGAAGTCTCTTCTGTAAATCCTAATTGTATTACCAATCAATGTACAGAATGTTTCACTCCATTCAAAGTCTGGTCTTTTCAACTCATCTCTATATATAAGTTCAACATTAGCTTCTTCAGCTAAATAAACAGTCATAGACCGTGCATCAGAACAACAATCATTAGTAGCCTTTGTACTAACTCTTTTATATTCAAGATATGTGTCTACAGGGAAATTATCTGTTTCAAGATATCTATCTGTTTCCACACCTGTTAAATCTAACTCTTCTAACAATATTTGCAGGTCATCAACTCTTCTTTTAGATAGCTCATCACCTTCTTTATAGATGTTATTACCATGAAGCTGTCTTCTTGCCCATTCTATTTGAGCTTTATTAAAAGCTTCCAGAATTTGCCAGTTTTCTATATTGTCAAAATCATTGCTTGACAATTTATTCAGCCTTTGTTTTAGCTTTATCTGTAAAGTTTCATTTAACATTCTTCAATATTTAAGAATTCCAATACTGTTCTACTTTGCCTTTTATATGAGCTAAAGAATCTTCATTTTCCGGGTTTTTTAAAAAAGCAACTACTTCTGTAGGAGACTTCCCTAATTTTACCGCTGTATCTAAAGTCTCTATCCAGCCATTTTGCTTTCTTGTTATAAACCTATAGTATAAAGCATCTTTAACCAATGCAGAAATTTTTAAATCCTTCATTGTCATTTTTGCTGTTGACAAAAACTTCTCTGCGGCTTTTTTCTTATTTCTTTCAGTTCCCTCACCATTAATAAACAAATCCATGTTTTCATAGATTACATCATTAGATGTTGATTTGGTATATTGAGTGCTTTCTACATCTACACATTTAGCCACATACATTAGCTTTGTAACATTTTTATTATACATGCTTTCTAATTGAGACAAAGCCTTGTTTCTTATTTTTGAATATTCAGTACGGGTGCTAATTGCTTCTTCTAGCTGATCTAAATAAAATTTATATTTATTATTAGAGTGTTTAGCTTTTTTTAAAGATTTAGCTACTATAGAAAACCCGCCAGCGTTAATAGCATAAATTTTGATTAAGTCATATGGGTCTTTTACAGGATCAAGATACACAGGGTCATTACCACATCTTAATTCTATTCTTGACCAAAATTTATCATTGTCAGGTCTAAGCAAAGAAACTTTGTTCCAGAATTCTTTATCTTCAAGATCAATAACATTAGCTGCTAATTCTTGCTCAAGCTGTGCTACAACTCTTCTTATTTCTTTTATTTTTATTTCTTTTTCTCCAGGAGGCAATAATTTAACTTCTGGAGCAAATTCATTAAGCCCTGTCACATATCTTTTTACACCATTCATTTCTAAACATGCTAAACTTTCTTGGTGCCAAACACCGTCATGTAAAGCCATCCCATAATTTTGCAATCCCATATTATCTTTATCAGGATTAAAATATGGCTTAATAGCAACGGTTGTATCTTTACCTTGTTGGTACTTTTCTACAATTGTGTAATCACTCATTTTTGTTGGTTTTTATTTAATATTATGTATAAACTACTTTAATAAATCCTGCTGTATGATAAATATCGCCATCTATTAACCCTGCTGTTTTTGCAGCAGCATTATCTAAGTGATCTCTAGACAAAATATCTTTCCCCACTTTCTTTGATGCAATTATCTTAGAGACATCACTGTTGGTGAATTCTGTGGTTTTTTTAAACGGAGCTTTTTTATAAATAGACATATCTTTTATTTTAAAATCAAAAAATGGGAGAGGTGTTAGCCCCTCCCTTAAAGTATACTATTAGAATGAGCCTCCTGTTACAGGATTTCTCATAACAATTTTCAAAACTTTAGTTGGATCTTTCACCCAAATCGCTGGCATAGTTTGAGTCATAAATACTCTATAGCCGTTGAAGTTTCCGGTAGATGCAAACCCTTGAGTTCTTCCCATATAGTCCATAGTTCCATTTTGATAGAACCATTTTAATTGGTTGTCCCAGTTAAGTTTCAACAAGAAGATGTTATCATTGCCTTCATCTGTTACATCAAAAATGACAAAGCTAAATGAACTTAGAGGTCTTCCATCAATAAGAGGATTCTCAATATCATTTGTATGGAGGTTATCAAATGCAGGGTTGAGAACAAACTTAACATTTGCTAAGAAAGGAATTGTAAAGCTTGTATATGCAAATCCAAAGTCAAGATCCATACCTTTTCCAGATACAGCTCCAATTTCAGTGGCATTTTGTACAAGACCTGAACCATATACTTCATCAGCAATAGCTTTGTTAATCAGCTGCATACCACCAATACCGGTTTGTACAATAAGCTGTCTTTGTGGATCCGGGCCTTTAAACTCAACTTTACCTTGGTAGAAATTATAAAGTTCAGATTTGAACATATCAAGGTTAAAAGTAGATTTGTTATAAACTCTTTTGAAAGAGTTATCAAGCTGTGACCAAAGACCTACAGAAAGTCTGATATCATCAGGACCATCTTGCTTAATTCTACCACCTTTACCCCACATGAGGTAAGTTTCAATATCATTAGCAATTTTAGAAAGGTGAGCAGCTTCAAGGTTTGTTAAGAAAGTTCTTGATAAAGAACCGTCTTCAAAAGCTTGTCTTGCTCCTGCTTTGCCCATCCCTTGAACAAGATCTTCAATAGAAGAAACAGAAGGATTCCCCTGGTCTTGATTAAAGTTTCTCCAAATTTCTGTTACTGGTACTGTGCCATCGGCATTAAGACCACCTTTAATCATAAGGTCAGCACGGCTAGAAATAGAATAATGAACATGAGCTTCAGCACCACCTACATAGTTGTAGAATTCTCTAAAGCCAGAACCTGTTTCAATGTCAGAGAATCTTTCACCGTATTCTCCCCTGGCAGAACCTTTACGGAAGAATTTAGTTCCAGATGCTAGATAAGCATTGTCTAATGTAGCAGAACTATCATTGTTTACAAGCTGGACTGTATAAATAGACCCATCACCTGCGGGGATAATATCATCAGCAGTAATATAAAGCTCAAGGCCATTATATTTATCATACGTAATGATGTCACCATGCCCAAATGTTCTTTTAGACAATTTAATTTGAAATGTTTGACCGTCAATACCTTTTGTAGTATTACCTGGTTCAATGTCACCTACAATGTATGGTAGGTCTTGCGCAATAGGAGTTTGCCACTTATACTCACCTCTGGCGTTGTCTACAAAAATTGTATTCTTACCACCAAAAGAAGCCATTTGATACAAAGGCATTTCTACTTTTTGTGTCATAGCCCAAATGTCTACAGGTCCCATATCCATAGGTTCTGTGTTTCCTAACATTTGTGTTAAGTGATATGAATCAACATGTGAACTCGCTTTATAGCTTGTATCTCTAAGGAAAATTCCATTGTTTAATACTGGAGTTGCCATAATTAATTATTGATTGAATTTAATAAATGTTTAAAATCTTTTAAATATATTGTTAGATCTAGGGATCTTTCTTTTTCTTGATACTCTATTGTTTTCTTCCTCTGCTTTTTGAATACCCAAAGAAGATCCAGTATTATTTGATTGTTCTGTCTTAAGTTTTCTCACTGTTTTCTCCACTGATTGTTGTGCTCCTTTTTCCATAATCTTAGATTTATATCCAGCAGGATCTGAAAGCAACCATAAAGCTTCTGCAATTATAGTATAATTTGGTTCAACAAATTGATATTTTTCAAGCAAATGACCTAACAGGTTAGTGTTTTTACCACTTACAGATGGAAAGCTTGGAGATACCAATCCATTATAAAGCATAGATTGAGTCTTTTTATTTAGCCTAATGTCTCCTAAATTTCCATCTTTTAATGTATGATATACATTAGACATATATTGTTTTGATGCATTTTCCTGTTGCTGCTGTCTCATTTGCTGTTCTTGAAGTTTTCTTGCAACAACTTTTTCTTGCATCTTATCTAACTTAGGTTTAAATTTAGCTGCTTGCTGTTCAAGCTTTCCTAAATCTTTCCATATTTCTATTTCTTCTTCTATCTCTTCTATAGTCCCATATCCTGTAGATTGCAAATAATCACTAATTATAACATGTTGATCTTTTTCATTTTTTATATCTAAAGATCTGGTTTCTTCTACAGCCGCTAATGTTTGAAATAAGCCTTTCATGTCTTCACCTCCTTCTGCTACATATCTTGCAGCTATCTGAAGTTCTTGAGGTAAGCTTTCAAAAAACTGCTTAGGAGTTTCTCTTCTAACCTTATTAGCAACTTCTTCAAAATTTGCTTCTATTAATTCCTCCCAATCTTTAGCAGTATAATCATCTAGTGATTTATTATCATCAAAAGGGACTATCTTGTCTTTTTCTATAAGTTTTTGAAAAATATATGATGTACTTTTTCTATTTACCGGAGATTGAAAATCTTCTTCTCTTTCTTCATCAATATTATCTAATAACTCATTTGCTTCTTCTTTTGGCTGTTCTTCTACAGGTTCTTCTACAGACTCCTCTTTTACTTCTTTTGACAAGTCATCAGGTTCAGAAAAAGACATATCAACACTTTCTCTTTGCTTAAAGATGTTTTGTTTTTGAGGTTCACTTTCCGGTAATGTTATTCCTTCAGCAGAAGGTGCTCCGTTAAAAATTTCATCTATGTCAATGTTTACTGTTTCTGTTTTAGTCTCAATTTTTTCTGTTACTTCACTCATTGTTGTTGGTTTTTGTTATTTGTTATGTTAATATACGCAATATTTATACTTAAAACTTTCTAAGGTTTATATTAAATTTATTAATCTTTGCAGTATATAGCTAGATTTTTTATCTTTTATTTCATTAAGCAGATAAAGGAGAAAAATAACCTTCCTACCAAGAATAGATTTAAAATCTCCAATACCTGCTTTTATTGAATTATACTTATAATTAAAGCTGTTGTTAATCCTAGTGTAAAAACCCCTCCTCCTACAAGACTAATAACAGTATTACGTCTTCCAATTTTAGCTTTTTTCTGATATACTTTTACAAGATTTTCATTAATATCAACTAATCCCTTGTACTCACTTTCTGAATCTTGTAAATTTTCTATTTGTTTACTCTTATTAAAGATTAACATATCCTGTGTTCCTATATACTCCATTTGAGTATTTGTTAGTATAATACAAGAGTCTTTAAAAGAAAGATATTCAATCTCTAATTTTTTTAGAACCTCAAAACTATCCAGTTGAGATGCTATTCTTATAAGCACATCTCTTTCAATCAGAACTTTATCCTCCTGACAGTCTGCGGATGAGGGCAGCATCAGAACTATCCCTATAATTACTAATAATATATGTTTCATTTAATCTTTTTATTTCTCTGTTAATCTTATCTAGGCTTTTCTTATTATCCGGCATTTGATATTTTAAAGAATCCATCTTTCTATAAAGGAGTGTATTTTCTCCACTAAGAGAATCAAATTCAGATTTAAGCGTATTTATAGATTCTTCTATTTGAGATTTTATTTTATTATAGTCCACTACCGTTGGTGAGGGTGGTTTTCTAAATACTACCACTAAAAATAATATCAGTATAAAAACTGATTGCACAATGAATATAATATGTGTAGCCGTTAACTTCATTTATCTTTTTTCTTCTTTTTTGCTTCTACGTCATATTTATTTTTATTCTCTCTGGCTATCTCTAGGTTTTTATTTGCTACATCCTTTTGTGTTTGAAGCCTTTCTCTTTCAATTTCAATCTTTTGTTTATCTATAGAATTTTTGTTAATATTTTGCTCTCTTTTCATATCCATCTGCTCTCTATATTTTGTAGTTTCACGGATGTCTTTCATTGCATCCATATAGTCAGATTGTTTATTTTCATTTATGTCTTGCATTGCTCCATAACCTGCAGCTCTAATTTCTGCAACAGTAATATCTTTTTGTCTTTCTTTATCATTTTCCTGAGCTTCAAACTGCAATTTCATTTGCTCCTCCTGCATCTTAGCTTGTATTTGCTCTTGTTGCATTTGTTGTTGCTGTTGCATTTCTTGTTGTCTTTGAGCTTGCTGTTTAGCTTCTGCGTCTTTTAATATGTCTGTAACCTCAGCAATAGAATCTGCTTTTATAATATTTCCTAAATCATATATAGATGCTCCGGATGTATTGTTTGTCATTGACAACTGTTTAAGCTGATCTAAAATTGACCTATGATTTGTTCTTGTTGTAGCAAAAACATTAAAATCCCTAAGAAGAAGATCTGTGCCATTAATTATAAAATTAACATTTTCTGCTTCTGTTGTAGTGTAGGATAATCTTACACTGGGGTTTGTACTGTGATAAAACTGAGCCAAGTCTGTTCTCATTTGATGTATCCTCGGCATTAGATTATCTGAATGCTGAGTGAAGTATATTTCTGTTTGTGCATAAGATTGATTAAGAGCCTGAGTAACACCAGTGGCTGTTTGTTGACCTATTGGAGCTCCTAATCTTTGTGGGTTTACTCCTATTGCTTCAAATGCTTGCTGTTTAAAATAATTAGCAAGCTGTATTCTGGACATCAATCTTTGAGATTGCTCCATGTTTAAAACTTGATAATGATTAAAATTAGTGGCATTTTCTGTGTTTGTAATAGATGTATCTAAAGGAAGCATTTGAAAATCTTTCATTGCCACATATGCTTTAGCATAATTTCCTTTTCCCCAATCTTCACCCATTGAATGTCTTGGTAAAGCATTTTGGTCAAACATAATTACTGTTCCTAGCTCATCAATAAGTATATCTGCAATCTGATTATTGACTAAATTATATCCAACCTGATATGCCTTCATTAAATCTACAAGAGCAACTGACTTTGTATTTCTGTCAGAAAACACTCTTCCTTCCACAGGAAGCTTACAGCCATATAGAGTTTTAGAACCTTTAAATTGAAACGGCACCCTACCTGGCTTTTTTCTATTAACACCTAAGTAAATAGGATTAATATTATTACCCATATTAGACCTCCAGTTTGCTGGTAGGTTTGGCCCAATTTTTACTCCTCCACATACTTCATTTATCCATATCCAATCTATATGTTCTCCCTGAAGTAGATTCTCTTTTGTTTTATTTCTAAATATAGATGTATCATAAATAGGTTTTTCTGTAACTCTATAACTTTCATCTATTATTTCCTGGATTACTTCTCCATCTTCTTTTACTCTTGTTAGATGACCTATTTTTCTTTGAGTTTTCCAATAACATGTGGCAACTCTCATTAAATCTCCTTCTCCCCAAAGTTTTAGATCATCACTCTCATTTAAAATTGCTGAGATAACATCTCCTCCTTTAGCTGGATCATTAGACCAATTGCTTACAAATCTTCTGTAAGCAAGACCTGGCATGTTTGTGTTCCACTCATGAGATTTACTAGCATCATAATATGAACCATCGTTTTGGTATCCATTAACTTGATACAGAGCAGATTTTGCAGGATATATTTTTTGTAGAGATTCTAACTGATCCTGATTCATTAAATATCCATATCTATCTATGACATCTGATGAGGTCATAAGATCTAGCTTCCCTACAAAGTTTGAGTCTGATATATATCTTGTGTCCGGAGATTTCTGGTAGAATGTTAATACTGGATTCCAGAGCTCCAGGTCATAATCATCTTCAAGCATTCTAAAGTGCCAAAACTCCCTGTCTGTAATCAGCATATCACGGAAAGCTCTTTCTTCAATCTCTTGCATTTTAAATCTTTCATCATCAACATTTAATTGATGTGAGGCCCATTCTTCTATTAATGACCTGTAGTCTTTAGAAAAGAAATCTTCAATTTCAGGTAAGCTTTTTATGGCTTCAGGGTTTAATTGCTGTTGTGCTTCTTCACTACTTGGGTCCATTCCCATTTCTATCATTTTCATGATAAGCTTTTTCTCAGCATCGGCAAGAAGGTTTTCTTCAATCATTGCTCTTTTTTGCTCAAGCATCTCATTATATGAGAGGTCATCAACAGCTCTGAATTGCACTTTAGAGAACCTTTTAGAAAATTCACCTGACAGAACATTAATAACATTTGGTATGATGGGGTAAAACTTTAGCTCCAAAGCAGATTCATCTTCTTTTGTGAGAACATCTACAAGATCTCTCATATCATTATCTTCTTCTATAATGTAATCTGTTTTATCTATAATCCCTTTTGCAAGTTTGTAGTTTTTTAGCAATCTTCTGGAATTTAACCTTATAAATTCTAATCCCTGGAGTTCAAGCCAATCCATATTCCATGCATACCAATCATCATCTTTTTTTTTCTTTGGTAAGAACTGCAATGGTTGCGTAAGGCTTGAAGAGGTAGGATACCCTTCTGCCTTTGCTCCTTTCTTTATCTGTAATGCGTTAAATACTCTCATTATTTAAGATTTTTAAAAGCTGACTTTTTAAACTTCTTCCCATTTACAACTTTATTTTTTCCTATATTTCTAAATGGGCTGTATTTTAATTTATATAAATTTTTTGAATTGTCAAACTTATTGTCTAATTCACTTTCTTTTCTTTTTGCAAAACCCCTGTTTGATTGCTGTACTTTAGCAAATGCTATTAGTGATGCAAAAGCCACAAGTCTATCTACGTTTACCCCTGGTTGATATGCTATCATTTCTTTTAATAACATGGGATCAGGAATTCTTTCTATTCCTAAAGTGCAACTTATACTATTTCCGTCTTTGTCAAACTCTTCATCTATCTCTTCTCTTAAAAACTCTATAGCATAAGATATTAAATGGTTTTTAAATAGAACCCCGGTATTTTTCCATCCATAATCTGAGAATACACTTTTATTTGATCCTAAATCTTTTAAAAATAATATCTGATTCTTAGGAACAAGGTATCTTTGTTTCCTCTTAGCAATCATATACTGTATAAATAAAGATATATTATTCTCTACAACAGTCCATGCATTATACCATTCTATTATTAACTCAAGTTGTTTATGTGTTTTATTAATATCATCATATCTTCCACACCAGGCTGCAACAATTTTATCTTGTTCTATAATATGTTCCACTCCTTCTATGGTTTCTCTAATAACTTCTACAGGGTTCTTATATACAAAGATACTACATAAAGAATCAGAAGTTGTAGTTTTTCCTTCAGAAACAGGGTCAACACCTGCATAATACATTCCAAACCCCGGATTTTTTATTGGCCTTTCCCACACAATAAGACATCCGGACTTGTCCTGGAGCTTTCTGTTTATAGGAAAAGTGCTTATAGGAATCTTTTTAGATCTTTTTGCCTGGATGCCATCTTGAGTTCTATCAAGCTCAATATGTTCGTAACTATATTCTTTATCATCTATCTTTTTTAATTGCCTGGATATTATTCCCTGAGGAAAGATGCTTTCTTTTCTATACGCAAAAGCTTCAGCAATGTTTGTAGGTTTCTGTGAAATCCTTAGTTGATACTGCTCTGGCTTTAAATCAATTTTCCATTGTGCTCTTTCTTTATATATAGCGTCTAATGCTTTTTGAATTAAAGAGTTTCCATAATCATCTATAAATGGAGGCATGGACCACTGCTCAGGAATAAATAATCCAGCTATACCTATTCTGCCATCTTCATCTATTAAATCTGTCTCAACACCTCTTATACCATTTGCTTTAGGATGTAGAATCATTTCCTTTAGAGGCTTACACTGGTCTAAGTCACCTACAGAACCTGCGGCTATAAACATACCTGTTGTCATCATACCGGATGACATTGCAGGACGTAGATACTCATATGTTTTATCCATCTTAGGAGCAATGCCTGCCTCCTCATGAAAAAAGTATGTTGTAGGTCCACCTACTCCTGTAGTGGGGTTTTTTTCAAAAGACGCACCTTGGATTTTAGATTTTAATCCTTTATTTGTTTTTCTATTACCTATTCTTACTTCAATCTGTTGCTGCCATAACAAAACCTTTTCAGGATTACTTGGTCTATACCATGCAGTGTGTTCATTTAGGAAATCTCTATATTCTTGCAAAAATTTCCAGGATCCTTTATCATTAATATAATCTTTAAGGCTTGCTCCTATTTTACATACAGATCCTTCTTCAAACCAATATTGATTTAAAAGTTTTGCCATATGAAAATAGGAAGAAGCTATCTGCCTTTTCTTTAAAATGGCTGCGTGTTCATTATTTAACTCTGCAAGCAATTCATACAAAGCCATATGATATTGGGCATCTCTAACTTTTGCAAAACCATACTTCTTTTCTTCCTTGTCATATATAGGAAGGAAGTTTAGCCACATATAATAATCCCTGGTGATAAACCAGGATTTATCTTTATTTATATAAAGCACCCCTTTCCTGCACTTATTCTTTTCTTCTTCCCAGTACTTTATAAAGTCTTTAGATCTGAATGGGCTCTTGCAATAAAATTTCTGTTTATTAAAAGCCCTGGCTTGTTCATTAAACAAAAATGAGGTATCATCAAATTCGTAGTTACCAGGCTCTTTAAACAAACCTAAAATAAAAATGGCAAACTCTGATTCGTCACTAAATTCAGTAGTTTGCCAATTGCCATCCTTGTGTGTTGGTATACTAATCATCTTCAATTATTGCGTGTATATCTTTTTCATCAATAAGAAAGTGGTCTTCTCCTTCATGCTCCATTTCTATAATCTGTATATGCTTTGCATATTTAACAAGGTCACCTTCTTCTACATTTGCTACATTCTTACCTTTTTTAACAACATACCCCATGTACTCTTTGTCTTGTGCTGTCTGAGGTATTAAGATTCCTGTTCCTTTAAAAAACTTTGGTGCTTCTTTTTCTTTCAGTAGCACCTTACTGCCTAATGGTCTAATTTTCATAGTATTTGTTTTTATAATTGATCATATGCTAATCCCTGCCCACCCCTTACAACACTTTGCTGCTCTTTTTTCATATCATTAAATGCACCTTTGTAAGAGTTTCTGATATTTTCAAATTTAGACGCTGCATTTATAAGAGCGTTTATGTTTCCATCCCTTCCATGCTCTATAGGTGTTGTCTCCATGTATTTTGCCAACTTATCCATCATTCCTTTTATTCCTTTATATGCTCTATAGGTAGGAGTTTGATAAAGCTTTTCACATTTATATAATGCTTCCTGGATAAGCTCATCTTCTGTAGATTCTTCCATGTTTATCTCTTCAAGGATCAAATCTTCTTTTTCATGCTCCCTTAAATTAAAAAATGGATTCATATCCGGGTTTGGACAGGTCATATAAAACAGATACTGATATACATTTAAATATGTATCAGGAAATGCTTCCATGATATCTTTAAGAAATTTTAAGGTGTAGCAATGTTCTGTAGGTACAACTTTCTCATTCTGTATATCAAATAATTTAATTAACATTTTATTTATTTTTTCTTAATACTATTAACGTTAAACCTATCCATGGCAACTCACATGACTCTCTTAACTCATTTGTTTGTTTTACATCTAAGGTATAACCTAATTTTGTTATTTTATTTATTATATAATTTATATCTTGACAATTTATATGCCCAAAACCAGGCTGTCCAATTGGTGCCCATGTTAAAATAATTCCATCTTTATTGCTTCTGTGCATATTATCTATAAACACATCTTCGCATTCTTTAGGTATGTGCTCCCCCACTTCAAAGCTCATTACCCAATTATATTTTTTAATATTAATTGGTTTTGATAAATCAAGAGTATTACAATATTTATTGTGCATATTAGTTCTTGGATTGCCATCATAACCATCTGCCTCTATATTATTTTCTCTAAAACAATTAACATAACTACCAAGACCACAACCAAAATCTACAATAGACTGAGCATTTTCTTCATTTAAAAACTTTACTAACTCTTCACATAATTGATAATCAGTATAATGATGTTCCTCTAAAACATTATCAATCCATATGCCTTCCTTGCTTATGTTTATTTTCTTATTAACGTATTTATCATCTATTAATATATTTGATTGAAAGAAAGATAAGGTTATATAATTATCATCAACTTCTTTTTTAATATCTGTTCGTACCAACTCAATTTTTGGTATATTTCTTGAAATAGGTGATAAATCAAAAAATTTTTTTCTATAGTGCAATAGCTTATAATTGCTTTTTTTTATTTTTTTTGTAGTGGGTTTACAAGAATGTTGACCAAGGCTAAAATTCATTTCTTTTATACTGGGTCTAAAAATACATGGCTTATCATAAACAGTAGCATAAAACCCATAAGTTAATTGATTAAACTTAGATTTTTTATTATACCTTTTCATGTAGTATCCCTCAAACTGTATAATATCATCATCTTCATTTTTTAACTCATCATCTGATATCATCAAAATTTCATCTATGTCACACAATATAACCCAATCAGCTTTAGACTCCTTCCAAACACTATCTCTAAATTCCTTTTCTTTTTTTAAATAGTTTCTCACTTCTTTTGTTAATCTATAATCATAATATTTTTCTGTTTTGTCTAATTCTATAATATCAATATTACACCCATATTTATTCAGCAGAGGAACTTCATACCCATTATAATTTTTTGGGTAGTTAGACATGTAAATATTTATTTTAGACTCTGGGAAACTATTAGTGTAATGCTCCAAATAAAGAGGGAGCATTTCAGAGCCATTATTTTTATTGCCATAATAATCTAATATGCTAAATATTTCAACCCTCATGGTCTCTGGTCTTTAATCCACATTATTAAGTTGGTAACCTCTTCTTTTAAATATGGAAGATTATACATTTTTATTTCTTTAATCACAGGATCTCCATTTACATACTTTGTTACCGGGTATCCATACTCATCCTGACTTTCTGATTCAAACTTTACATGTTGTATTTTTAATGCTCCAACTTTCAATTTAGGATTATGCTTTTTAATTATATAAGCATATATACTCATTTGTAAATTATAATGGTTTAGATTACAATCATCCAAATGGTTTACAGGAATATACATCTTAGAAGATATTCCTTCCCAGTTCACAAAACTCTTTTCTTTAATCTCTTTATTGGTCTTGTAGTCTGTGATGTTTATATTTCCATTAACAATTTCTACAAGGTCTGCCTGCCCACACAATCCAGCAGACTTCAAATAAACAAAATGTTCAGGATATACACCATCTATCAGCTTTTGCTTAGGAGCTTGTTTTATACCATCTTCAATTATAGGTTTAATAATTGGTAGGTTAACACCTTCTCTTTCAATGGTTTTAAAATCTAAAATATCTGTTTCTCTTTGATTATGATACCAGTTTCCCAGGTCTATAGCTCTTTGTGTTTCTCCCTCCCAAATGTTCATTACCACCTGAGGATCTAAGCCATACCATTTAGAACCTTTTTTTGTTGAGCATTTTTTTGCCACCCCCTTTTTGTCAAAAGAAGATTTAAGCTTAGATATAAAAGATGTAACAGATGTCCAGATGATACCATCCTGGCTTTCATACTTGTGACCCTTTTCTATAAATATTAATCCCATTAATCTTTATTTTCAGTTGTTAACTCTATCATAAGCTTTTCCTCTAAATCTTCATCCATTAAAGCCCCCCACTTTCCTAAAGGACAGTCAGAAGACAAGGATCTTGTTTTTAGAGATAGAGCACAACCACATTCACTGCAACAAGGTTGTGTTCCGGCAGCCATGCATTTAGAACCTTTGACATCCAAACTTGGACATTGCTTACACTTTGCCCATCTCTTTGCAGCCTCTGCCTCCACATGCTCCTTCTTAAATATCCTATTCTTAATACCCTCAAGAATCTGCCTCCTGCTCTTGAAAGCCCCTAAATATTTATTTAGATCCATTTTTAAACTTTTTCTTTTCTTCTAATATTTTGTTCATATCTTTTAAAGCTCTCTCAAACAGCTCTATTCTTCCCTGGATTACCATGCTTTGCTCATAACCATAATATGTTCTCTTCTTTAAATTTCCCAGTATATCTTTTTGCCTGGTTATGTTTTGTTCTAACTTCCTCCTTCTTAAATCAAAAGTCCCTAAGTTATGCAAATATACTTTAGGGTAAACTAAATCCGACAATGACTGCCTGACCTTATCATAGTAAAACCCTATAAAGGCATCTACCACATCTTCATGAACACCCAATTCCTTTGCTATACCCTCTTTATACTTACTGGACTTCTTTGGATTCATTCTCCCAATACTTTTATATCTAAAAATATAATACCATCTATCTGAATGTTTAAATCTTCAGATATATAAACCCTCTTCTTTCTGGCATCACCATTCTTTATTATTAACGTCTTTTTCTCTGCTTTTGTTATGGCATTCCTGGCCGACTGCTTAGTTCTATACACACTTTTAACAGATAATTGCTGACACAGCTCATTTACCTCTATACCATTATTCTTGGATAGCTCTGTTAACAGCTCAAGCTCAGTAGTGCTAACCTTGATGTTTTTAAAAAAACAATATGTTAATATCTGATACTTTATAACTTTGTCTCTTGTTGACCTAACCTTCTTGTCTACCTTACTTACTTTTGTCATGTTTTAAATTTTAAAAAGAGAAGGGGGCAGTTTAATTTAGTCTCAACAAACTCTAACCCATTATTAAATAATAAAATTAAGTAAAAATAGTTTCTCCCCTTCCCTATATCTTAAAGACAGGCTGACATTAAAGAACCATCAAACCCCGATATGATTATTAATAAATTAATACCAAGCCTGCCCTATAAACTCATGATTACATCCACCAGACCAGGATCCGGGAAACAATCATATTTATCTTTCCTGACATTTGTGTGTGTCAGCAACCCTTCAACCTTACCATAATAAGCATCCTCCTGAAAATCAAAAGCCTTTGAAGGACCATACTTCTTAATCCATTGCTTCAAACCCAAACGCATATCTATCTGATCCCTCTCCCCTATATACTTAATCCATTTCTCTATCTCTTCTAACTGACGGTCAGAATACTTATGCCAGAATATCCTACCCTTAAAAGGTTCTACCAACTTACACACCTGTGATGCTAAACACCTACTATTAACATAAGTCCTATAATTACTATCCAAATAACCCATAGAACATATCTCTATACCAACACTAGCCTTATTCATTAATCCTGAACCAGTCTTCCCCAAATGCCAGGCATGATTCCCCTCAGGAAATGCCTGAACCATAATTCCATCATTATCTGAATTCCCCGTGGTATGACTCACTCCCCCCAGCACAAATTCAGTACCTACTCTCCCCCTACTATCCCTACCCCAGGAATCTATAACCCTATAAGGATTTTCCCTCCCTGCAGTATGATGCAAAAAACAATACCTGTTATCATACTTATGCTCAACATACTCACCCTTTGGTAAATAATACTTCTCTATACGCTGATTATAATTTGTCTCAAAATATTGCAAATCTGAATCCTGATCTATTGCCTCTATAGGACCAACATGTGATAACAAACTTGCCCATGTCTCCATACCAACTATACCATCTGCCTTCAACTCCCGGTACATCTGAAAATTCTTTACAGCTGCCTCTGTCTTCCTGCCAAACAAACCATCTTGCTTCAACTTCAAAATAATCTGCAACTTAACTACATTAATACCCTTTGAACCCACCTTTAATGTCTCCATAATTACATTTTAAAAAAAAAGGGTGAAGAAATACTCCCCACCCCTAACTATGCAAAAATAACTACCCCCACGGTAATTATGCCTTTTCTTCAGGTGCCATGATCTGTGCCAAAAACTTCTGTGCCTGTGCACGCTTTGCACGGTTTTCCTCTATCTCTGTCAATAACTGCTCATACTCTAACTGTACCTTCAAATGTGGAATGTGATCCTCATAATATGCAGTAACCTTCTCCCGCCGCTCCTTTAACTCCTCCTTGCTTAACTCCTTTACTTCTTCTTCAACCTGTGTGCTTTCCATAATAAACTTATTTTGTTATTTAATATCTCAAATATAATTAATTTAAATCTAAACTCCAAAAGTTTATTAACCTTTCTTAAACTTCCTCTCTATATACCTCTTTATAACACCACACCTCTCATACCACTCCTTGCTCTCATACCACTCTAACATTTCCTCAACCTCCTCCAATGTAGCACCCTCGTCACTGTAATATGTTAAATACATATCTGCATCCCTCTCCTTGCACTCCCGCTCTAATCCCCTGTAACTAACCTCCCCCATCAATAACCTGTAACTATTGTCATATGCCTCACGCATAATCTCCTCTGCCTCCTCTGCACTAACACGTATACTCTTCCTTTTTGCCATAACTTTATTTTTAACAAATATATCACTTTAATAACAATATCACAAACCCTCTAAACTATTTATATGAATACCACATAATGCAAGCCATGAAATGTACATGCCCCCAAATGCATGTGTTGAAATCTGTGGGGGATTCTATTAATTAATCCCCGGTAAAAAAATTTGTAGTGGGTCCCCCCATGCTGAAGAGCATGCGGACCTGGTGCAGATAGACAGTGTTTTTTTTCTGTCAGTGGGCATACATAGAGTCTTGTGTCTTGCACAAGTACTTAGCATGTGTGTGTGCTTGTGATGGAAGGGAGCACAGAGACAAAGGAAGTCTCTGGTTCTGAACCTGTCTATCTATGTTAAATTATTATTTAATCTATCCTCTTGTACATGTGTATAAGGGGATACAAAACCTTATTGTTATGAAAGTATTAGTAGGAATGTCTACATATGCCACAAAGAAATGTGGCACATCAGTAGACTGTAGCAATTTGCAGCTTACCTCTAAGGGGTGGGTTGCAAAATTTGGTTCTATTGTGTCTGTAGGAATGCAGGCGCATGAGCCTAATCTGCATTGGCCACAGCCAACTGTGGTCTTTTCTATGAATAAGATTGAGTTATCTGCTGCCAACAGGGCTTTTGGTCCTCATTGGCAGATAGATACACTATATCTACCAGACACTAAACCATTTTCTACAAAATCTTTAGAAGTCTGTGTAGACACCATAGACTTCTAAACCTTAACCACCTCAGCTAGATGCTGACTTGCAGGGGAGCAAAACCCTTGGGTGGTTCTACAGTCCTCCGAGAATCAAGATGTAAGTGCTTGTAGGAGGAAAGCCTATACTATCAGGGCTTGGTGTTGATAGGAATCTTTAATCCTAAATATATATTATTATGGATAAGAAGAAATTTCTTAAGGCTTTGTGGGATGGCTTCCACAAAGCTAGAATGGGTGGATTACAGCCCATTTCTACTGAGTTGTTAGAACGCTCAGGTGGTGGGGCAACCTACACCTATCAGGTGTTCTACTTCAACGGAAAGTTCATACATTGGGACGGTATGAACTTTAAGTTGGTAGCCTAAGAATAACCCACACCACTGCTATAGGTGTGCTGCCTGTTCAAGTCGGGCTGTGGGTTCTATTTATTACTTAAACTCCTGCCATACTTCATAGGGTATGGTAGTACAAACCAAATTAACTATGAATAATTTAAAAGTATTTTCTAAAACTTCTAACAACAATACTAGATTTCTAATTGCTGAATTCTCAGAATTTTCTAACCCAAGTCATACTATTGGGCATATGAAAAGTTGCTTTGAATTATATTTCAGTTATGAAGAAAGTCGGTGGTTATATAATCAACACTCAATTGAGTGGGCAGTTATTGAGATGTATGGTAAGAACAGGTTTTGGAAAGAAGAAAGCTCAGAAGAGCTTTTTAACATTTATAAAATTTTGCTTAAAGCTAAACAAGATGGGGAGTCTTATGAAGACTTTCCCGCACACACTATTACAGAAAAAAGGTGTTGTGATAATTATTTGATTACATCATATCGGGAAGGAGATATTTATATCAACTTCCAACATCTTAGAATGGAAGAAGAAGGAAAAAAATATGTTATAAAAACTACAGCTCTAGCTATTGAAAACTGGGGTCAAGAAAATGGTACTCTAACTGCTGATGTTGTCACATTAGACGGCAGAAAGGTAGACACTCTCTATCAGGTAGAAGGTGATTATAATTTGAAGTCTATAAAGCAATTTAGTTTTGTGGGTGACAATCATATAATGTATCATGATTACCTAATATATTAATCAAACACCACCATGCTGTGTTACTGTGTTTCCAGCAACATGGTGGTTTATTCTTTTTAGGAAACACATAAATTATTTTATCATGAGTGATGATAAAGCATATAAGCAGTTTGTTGCAGACTATATCCAGTCTGAACAAATACAGAAGACAGAGGAAATGACTATTGTTTACATAGTCTCTCCTCAATCTGAAACACTCACCGAAGGGTGTTTCCCAAACCTGCTTAAGAAAAAAACCCCAACTGCCAGAAAAGGTAGAAAGTAGGACGCAAGTCTTACACTATCCATCATCATGTGGTGTTGGATGGGGTTGCAGGGTCTTGCCAATTTAAGTAGTCACGTTATGCGGGGATGAAACCCTGTGGCTACTGAAGGTTGGTTAAAAGATTTGGAGGTCTGGTCTTGCCTTACATTTGACCACTCTTTTTTCACCAGTACACATAGATTGTATTGGTATTGTTTAATTTAAAAAATTTATACATCATGAACAAGATTCTTGATAAATTAATGGATAGTTCAATCCTCAAAGAGCACAAAAGGGGTATGAGAAGATACTTCCCTTTAAAATCCACCGAACTCCACTCTGAAGAGATGGCCACTGAGGTGGTTTCATATTTTACTGGGGGATTGAAGGAAGACATAGGTGCAATCAGGTTTGCCTATATTTTCCACTCTCTTGACAAAAGGGTAGAAAAATTTGATGGCAAGTTCTGGGTCAGAACAATTTACATGGTTCCCAAAATAGAATGTGTAGTTATTACAGGATTATCT